ATTTATTTCATTTATTTTACATTACTTATCTATAACTTTAATTTTAGAGTTACACTTAATATAATTTACAATAAGTTTATTAATTTATATCATTATAAATTTAATATTACAAAATCAAATTAAATATCTGATATTTAATACGATTTTAAACATTCACAGCCCCAATATGGGGTTGTGTACATTTGGGGTAGTTACCCCAAAGGGTCATTCCCTACTAAATTCTCCCTACGTGCATAAGACAATCGCACGATTAATGGGAGAGTTTGGACAACAACAGGCTCTCACCGCTGACGTGTATGATGCTGTCAAGACTTTTCTATACAAGACCACCAAGATCAGTTCTTCTCTTGCGCTCGTTGAGCTGACCGCCGGAATATTCCAGCTGATCAGTTCATCAATTGCGATAAGAAAGTCCTCTTCATGGGAGACAGCTCTTCACATAGTCTCTATAGTTACTGCTGTGTGCTCAATAGCATGCACATTAATACAGGGAATCACTGTGCCTGTTGTCGTGAGTAAACTCGTTTCCGACATGCAAGCTGCCTGCGTAGGTTTTTCCAGCGCCATGACAAGCATGTTTACACAAACGACGACTGCTGCGCCGGTCACGCCCCAGTCATGGAACACTACAGTGACAACTGTCTCACCACCGACTACGATTTCTACTCCGATTGACCCTTTGACCTCAACCTCGACTACCTCGACCACGCCGTTGACGACCTCCGCATCCGTTCCAATTACGACAAGCTCTGATTCTGGATCTGTGACCAATACCACCGTTGCTTCTACCGCCTCCGAGACCGTGACCACCACGACCGCTGCTGTGACTTCTCCAATAGTTACTTCAGCTGTTGAAAAGGATTTTCCTGATTATGACAATGCTCTAACTATTGACCACTTTCCCCGTAATTACAATCCTCATGAACAGAAGATTCATTACTGTGGACCCAAGTGCAAATTGACCATCAAGACAAAATCTGATACTGATGTGGTTTGGTACAAATGCTCAAGCCATAAGGAATTGCTAGCCACTATATTTCCAAATGTTGGACCTTCTCTTGGTGAAATGGCGACCGTGTTACATGACTATGCGTCGTTAACCGAACATGCTGGATTGTCCTTTTATAACATCGGCGCCACCTCTGTAGAGGGATGTACTGCAAATACCGTGTTCTACATGACTCGTGGCGATCAAGATTATATTGGACTTACTTCTGATTTCCTTCAGCGATCATCTGGGCCCGGACTACTTTATACTTCTGATTCAGTCGATAAATTTGACTGGTGTGACGGAGTGCAAGGTATTTACGTAACTGGAAACAAGACCTATTGGAACCCTCGTCTACTGCTGCGCTACCCCACCATCGCCATCCAACCTTATCTGACTGCGCCAAACTCTGGACATTCTGACACCTTGACCTATCTCTTTAACCATGTTTACACATCACGGAATGATGCCAAGGCTGCCCTTGAAGCTGCCGCCTATGGCGATTGGATTGGGAATGCTCAGATCAAAGGATGTAGTCTCAAGAGTTACCCGAACAAGTATATCTTTTTGACTGAATTTGGCCACTCGAAATATTCCACATCGAGAGATAAACTGAATACTCGTGCTGGAAGTGTCATAGTATACCCTATGCCTGTGAAGCAACAATCAATCCAGGACTGGTCTAAGGTATGTTTGTGTGTTCTCTCGATCATGCTTGGCGCTCTCGGGATGGGGTTTTCTCCCCACAAGAAGGATTTCCTTAGGTGGATAGCCGCAGCGAATCAATCTGCAGCTTTGACCAAGAATCTTTCTCATGCCCAGGACTTTATAACTACGCATCTCCTTGATCTTGAGACTCAAAAGGATGATCTGATTGAAGATCGGTTTAACAAGTTATGCACAGAAGTTGACAACATTCTTGCCGTCCCTGTTGGGTTGTTTCTAACTAGACTTGACCTCCTTGAACGACTCGTGCAATGGCCCAAAGACTTCAGGACCTTTTTAAGGGAGTCTAAGGATAACAAATCCAAGGCAGTATCCTGGTATGTTAGGACTTTGTCCTATAAAGACCAGAAGATCTCCGAGTTGTGGGTTGAAGTTAACAAATGCTTCAACGCTGTTAAGGACCGTACCCCATGTGTTCTCGTCGAGCTGATTGGCTCTCCAGGAATTGGGAAAACCACTGCTATTTCTCAGTTTATTATACCTGAACTTGCCAAGAGAATGGGTGACGTCCCTACTGAATGTTACCAACTCCAAATCGCTCATAACGGACACTTTTCTGACTACAACGGACAACTCTTTGCCAGATATGACGAATTCCGTGCTGAGGGAGGTAAGGACCCCTTCTTCCATTACATCAACCACATGGCCTCTCCAGGGCCTATGTTGATAGAGGGACCTTTTGTGAAAGACAGGAATTTCCAGGCCAGGTTCTGCTTTCTCACAAGTAATTCTGGAAAGACTTCACTAGACGGAACATTTACCGAAGAAGCTGCCACTGCTATTGAATCCAGGATACATCAGTACAGAATGAAACACCCCGAAGCTGAGAGACTCATGAAGGCACATCAAACTAGGGATGTTGTCTGTGACAGGGCTCCTAACACCTATGAGTACTATAGGATTGACAGGGTGTATGACGACACGACAAAGAAAACAAATCTAGTCGAAGTTCAAATTACATATGAAGCATTCATTCAAGACTGTTACATTATGGCATGGCAACAACACAATGCTCATCCTCCGCCCCCTGTTGACCAAGAATTGAAAGATATGCTAGAAAACTGGACTGGGCGTAAGGATGTCACTTTTGATAAGAAAGCCATCCAGCCTCGAGTGCATCCTCGGCATAATGATGTCATTCCTGAACTTAAGGTTCTCCCAGTTCTTACAAGAGTGCCTCATGTTCCTGTCACTGTTCCAACTCAGCAATCCGGTTCTGACCATTTTGTTGTCCATATACATGGTCCGCCAGGGAGGGGAAAAACGTACTTCTATGATGAAGTATCGAAAAGCCTTCCCGGTCTTATGAGAACTAAGATTTGTAAGATTGACCTCACTAACAAGGACACATGGAAGAATGCCATAGTCTATTGGATTGATGATCAAGTCATAGCATACCAACAAGAATATCTTGACTTCTACAATACCAGGACTACGCCTAGTGTGATTATGCTCTCATCTAATATAAAGACTACTCCCTATGTTCCACCTTCATATATCCGACTTGCTAATTGGTGGGCCGGTAGAGACGGTGGAAGGTGTCTTCCTGAAATTAAGATTGAAGGATTGAGGCGTAGACTTGGGTTGAACGGAACTCTACATCTTGACGGGGACCAAGGACATTCCTGGACTGCCGTCGGGACGAACCTCGAGGGTTATGTTTCCCAACCAGGTGTCGTCGTCGTTGATGGATCTCAACTTACCGTGAATAAGTTTATTCTTGAGCTCGGAAAGAGAATCCGCAAGTGGAGAGATGTCAATATCCTTTATGACTGGGGTGATTCCTCTAACGTCACTATAACGCCTGACCCTGACATTAGGATAGCTGCTGATGATATTTACGAACTCAAGAGAATGCTGAAGTCTGCATCATCAATGTGGTCTAATTTTGGATCGACTCCCTCATCAAAGATCTTTGTCAAGCCTGCTCTCGCCTCAAAACTTACTCAGAAGGACGAGATATGCGTCGAGTTCTGGAAAATCCATGACAGCACTACCATTGAAGACCTTGATGAGATTGTCAAGAGCATTTTTGTTTTATACAGACAAGTTGATCTTGATAGTAGTCTCGTTGTCACCGTAGGTAAGGTTACATATTGGAACATTGACCATACTCTCTACAAGAGAGGAGCTGGTGATGTCACTCTGACCTATAAGGATTGTGAACCTCTTGTGGAGCTCACTTTCACCGAGAAGTCAGAGGGCTCTGTCTACCAGCAGGTCGTCTCCCTGAAGAAATCCGAGCTGATCCATGTACTATGTGAAGGGTCTGTGTATTCTGCCGAGATGATGTCTCTCAGACCTTCCTTCCTCGACATCTTCCATTCGAAGATGGACCTCATACTGTCTGATCCCATAATGACTCCTTATGTGAAACAGCATTATGCATACATCCAAGATGGATGGAAGAGATCCTGCTGGGAGAAGTTCAAGAGGAAGTTGAAGCTTGCATGGGAAGAACATCCATATCTGCTCATCTCTGTCTCTGTAATATCAATATGGATTGCCTGGTCTTCACTCATGAGCCTTTACACCAAGGCTAAGGAGTATCTGACGAATTCGTATGAGTTCACCTGTACTCATTGTGGATTTATCCATAAGTTTACAAAGGATGAGTATGAGGACTTCGTCACTGAGGATTATAATCTGTGTCCACATTGCTGCAGAATGTTTCCTAAGACCAACAATGGTGAGTATGTCAACATAGCTATGTTTGATATGCAGATATCCCGGTGGAAACAATCCCATTGGAGTAAAAAGATGAAGGATTATTGCAGCCAGCAAAGTGATGACTCTGACTTTGAAGATGGACCTGCAGTTCACAAGGTCACCCCTGAATATGTCGCACTTAGACAAGAGAGACTAAGGAAAACCATTCCATCTGTTGGAGAGGCCTCCCGAAGGGGAAAAGTCTCAAAGGCTTTCGGTTTTGATTGGGCAGATATGCCTGACTTTGCCACTACCCAGGGAGCTGATGACCCAATGCACAATGTGATATCTGTTGTTAGGAAGCAAATGGGTACTGCCCATGGTGCAGGTAAGACCAGGGCCCTGGGTATTGGTAAGAGGTACTTTGCGTGCCCTTCTCATGTCTGGACCGACGATGGTATAAACATACAATTTCAAGGAAAATACTACTCAACTAACCTTGTCTACCTAAATACTGCTTCTGACCTATGTATTGTCGAGATAGTTAACAATCAATTTCCCCTTCTTCGGAACCTGACCAAATATATGGTGTCTTCCGAACAACTTGGGAAAGTTTCATCAGGTGCCCTCATTATAGACTCAGATGATGGGTACAATGCCATTCATGGAATGCTTGAGTATGACAGCCATAACATAGGGTATCTGACACAGAAGACGACCATGTGTATGAGAATGTTGTAGCATTACGCTCCGTGTCTATGGGATGCGGAGGAATGTCACCAAAAGACGGTGACTGTTCCAACATATACGTTGCGAAGAACGGATCTGCACAATGTCTCGTGGGTATTCATGTTTCTTTCAACCCCTACCAGGCGAAGGCATATGGAAGTGCTCTAGTGAGAGATCAGATAGAGATCATACTCGCAGAGTATGAGACCAATCTGACTCAGTCGGAGGAACTGACAACCGCGAAGATTGAGCTGCCATATGGAACATATCTAGCTTCTCCCGACGTTGTCGAGTACTTTGGAAAACATGTTAAACCCGTCCCTGGGAATGTGATAGTCCCCGAAGCGAGGTGTGTCAACTTAGGTTCAGCATCCCGACGCTTCATAAGAGGAAGGCTGCATATTTCAAGACTCCATACTCTCATGAGATATCTGAAATTATGCCCATTGCTAAAATACCTGTCGATTCTACAATGAAGATGGTGAAGAATTATGATGGCCTCAAGCATAATAGGAAAGGGTTTTACTGCCAACTTACAACTCAGATGGCCAATTGTGACAAGACCTTCACTGGCAGTGGCCATACCCTAGATATAGCTGAAGCTGAAGTTCTCGAGTATCTGAGAACATACTACCCTGGTCCTTTCAAGGAACTGAATCAACACGATGTGTTGAATGGAATTCCCGGACTCTCTCCTGTCACTTTAGATACAGGATGTGGAGTTATAGCCCAGAAGATGCACAAGATAACCCTAAAGGGAGATGCTATTCGCAGGAATCCAGAGGGCGTTCTTCAGTTCGCTACGAGCGTACAAGGAGAAGCTCTGCGGAGTCTCTATAAGCATGAGACCTCGCTCTTCAGGCAGGGTCATAGTCCTCTCTATGTTTTCAGTGGTCAACTGAAAACGGAATGTCTACCACGAGAGAAGGCACATGACGGAAAGATCCGTCTCTACGCTGTCGGTCCTGTGGGCCTCATGCTTCAAGAGAGGAGGTTGTGTGGCTCTCTAGCAGCTGCAGTTGCCAGCACTAATGGACCGATTTTTATCGGCAAAGATCCTATGCTGTACTTTGACACTTTCCTTCCTAAATGTGGAAACTTCTCTCATCATATTGATGTTGATTGCAAGCGATGGGACAAGAATCTACCGCCTGCAGTCATCGTCAGAGGACTTCGCATAATTTCTGAGCTGTATCCCCCTGAATTGAAGAAAGAGTTTATTGCATTATTCAATTGCATAAGCTATCCTGTCATGCAGCTTGACGAGACCTTAGTTCAGGTAGACGGATCCCTCGCCAGTGGTATATATCTTACTTCCTTGCTAGGATCTATATGTCATACGCTCGTAATGGCATATGCTATGAAGACCGCCCATCCATTTAGATCTGTATTTCAAGACGCCCAGATCATGACATGTGGAGATGACGGAGTATACCTGCACTCAGATCCTACCCTACAAGTTGATGAAATCATCCAGGGGTATATAGAGTGTGGTATTGCTACGCAACATCCCGACAAGGACGGAAAACCTATCGAGAGCGAACCTCTTTCTGTCCCCATACAATTCTGTGGAAGGATTGTGAGATACAGAGACGGACACTGGATCCCTGCTTTGAACCTCACCAGCGCCTTGGCAAGTCTCCACTATTCCAAGGAGAAATCCGTTATCGGGTTGTCTGCCATGCTCAGTGCCACTGAATTTGAGACTTATGCTTTCCTCCAGCATGACTATGAGTTTGCCAGGAGAGTGTTGAAGATCGCATGGAAAGCATTGGGAAAGACACATCGTGCAACAAGTCTGCCCCTCTACCCTGATGCTCACAACAGACTTCTCAAATTTATGAAAGGAGTCTTCAAAGACCGTGAGCAGGCCTTAACTGGATACAGCTCCAGTTCAGCTGAAATTACCAATGTGAAAACCTCCTACGAGTGCTACGACGATTCTCTCATCGTGTCTAGTAAGAGTGATCTCTCATCTATTGCAAAGAGTTTTCAACAGTCTGATCATCACGGGTTCAACATGTCCGGAAGCGACCATCCCCGAACTATCTACCTCCAGAACTGCCAGGCTCAGAAGCTTTCTCCGCAGTTTGATGAACGTATCACGTGCACTGGCACAGGATACAAATGTACCCTCTGTGTTGAGGGAACAGTGGGGTATGCTACTTCGGAGAACTATGCTGATGTTGCAAGAAAGGCTTGGGATAACTTCCCAATTCCTCAGGTCAATCCGACTACCGAGACGTTGCCAGCTGCAAAGAACTTGCCGCCGGGACAACACCACCCGAAGAGCCAGTACAACGAGTGGATCGCGAAGGACGCCTCCATTCCTAAATGCACCGAGAAGTCAGTGTTCTCCAAGGCCGGATGGACATGTACCCTCTCAAACAAATACGCCACAGTCGAGAGAACAGCTGCTAATAAACAGACTGCATCTCATGCGGCTTGGACTGAGTTTCTTCCGATGGTACGCGCGGCTGTTGCAGCAAATCGAGTTGATCTTGACGACAAATTCAGCAAGCTAAACGTAGCCGTCCAGCAGATGGACAGCATGGGTGATGCACCACGCATTGCCGGTGGAGCTATGCCTATATCCGACTCAAAGGGAACTGATGGTCTGCTTGTCGCAAAACCTTTTCATGAGGTTCCCTCAGAATGGATAGCCCACTCAGGCACAACCGATGACATATTGACTATGTGTCAGAGAACCATGTGGAGTGCTGCTGTGAACGTATCAAAGAACGATACTCCCGGTACTGTCCTATTTTCCTTAGGATGGGCTGACAATGCAAATTGGGCCGTGAATTCACTCATGTCAATGCATAAGTATGCCTCTGGTGCCATATTCTGTACCATTCAGGTTGTTGGATCCGCTATGGCCACTGGCCTATTGAGGATGGGTGTGTTGCTCACTGATGTTGAGACTCCCACCATAAATGATCTAGCCCAGGTGCAGAATGCTTCCTTTGCTGTGAACGAGACCCAGACCATCACATTTAGGCTTCCCTTCATAGGGAAGGAACCTTATGCAAACACTGACAGTCTTCCTACAGTCCCTAAAATTGTGTGCCTCACAGAAACTGTGCTCGCCAACACCTATGATAGCGCGGGGACCCTTGCTATCTTGCGAGTTGGATGGGATGCCGATGATAGAACCTACCAAGATGGAAAATACTTCAGAACCGGACTGGGGCTTTCATTAAACATGTCCCTCCCTGTGCCACCTGTCGCTTCTCCTAGCAGAAGTTTCATTTCTGGATCTAGATTCAGCATGAGATCCATATTTCCTAGTGAGACTCGGGTACATATGTATACTGATGGTAGAAAGTCCGGCGATTGGAGTGTTGACCACTACAGGCCTATTCCACCTTCTGATGGGTCATATGTTGAGAAGGATTCTTCTTTTGTTCCATATCTCGACCATCTGACATATGGAAGTGAACCCACCACCCTCATAGAGACAAGTAATCCCACTCAGTATTCGAAAAGGGGATTTATAGGGAGAGACACAGCTGACAAAGACTGGATTCAACTGTCCGGAAATACTGTGGCAACCTTATCCCGTCTGACAGCTTATGTTGGGAATGTCCCTCGTTATGCTGGTGACAAGGTTATGAACTATATGTCACTTTATGGACTCCCAACTCTAGGTAATGACCCAGAAAATGTTGCCACAGTTGCCCAAAATAAGAACTATGGAGACCTCCAGGAATCTACTCACCATTCTCACTCCGGAACGATGATGCTTAAGCTTTCAGCTAGAAATGTTAAGTACACTAAGGCAGGGACTATCCCTACTTATGAGACTGTTGACAAAATTGATATCATATTCCCCTGTGAGTATCGTGTGTTCCCTGAGTCTACGGGAGTATGGTACCGACTACACATGACTGCTGCTGACATAACGTCTGCCGCTGGGTGGCCTACTGGCGTTCCTGCTACTGCCATCTTCGGACAGTTCTGGGACGGCACTCCTTCAACCGGAGGAAACGGTATAGCTACCGACTCAGGTAATTTCAAACAAGTGTGCCTTCTGTCTAGGGATATGACATCTCTTCCCATCGCCACTACTGGTGACTCATATGGACCTACCATGCCTGAAGGATGGGTAAAGTTCGGACTCACTAATGTTGTCCCCCGTCTTGTCACATATGACAACGGAGATATGCATCAACCAAGCATCTTCTGTGGACACCAATTCAAGAGATCTTTGATCGAACACACCAATGCCGTTGATGGGGATGTTCTCCAGTTCCAGCTTGTACAACCAGACTTCTCAGATTCCGTAGCTTCTGTTCGGATGTATGTGAAGTCATCCGTCTCTTCTTCATATATGTGCATAAAGGCTGATGACCCATACATGTGGGGGGGTGATGTCATAGGGACCTATATTAGCAATCTTATCAAGGTTGCCCCTAGTGCCTCAATGAGCAAAACTTCACAGCTAGGATGGGCATCCTTGATGCTTTCCCATTCCTCTCAAGTTCTCGAAAGTCTCAGACCTCCTCCTGCCCTTGGGATCCGTGAGCTTGCTGACTTGCTCCTCACCGACCCTCACTTCCGGGCATGTGTATCAAAGCTTCCACGTGCGATTACACAGATGGAGGACTCAAAAGAGAAGAGGAGAGGCACCAGGGCTGATTATCATGAGTCTCGTCTAGGCCGGAATTTTGGTGTACGGGCAGCCGAGACCAGATCCAGACTTCGGACTCTTGAGATTTATTCTCAATATAAGAGGTTGTCCGGAGGTGACCGCGACACTACTCTTGAATTTGCAGGCGAGAAGTTCAACTGTGAGATGTCTGATGAAGCTCAGGTACTGCTGAAACGCATGCAGAAATATCTATGCGTGCAGAGAGATACCCAGCATGATGAACGTCTGGGCGAGTCAAAGTTTCAGCAACATATGGCAAACACAAACTGCCATATTGTACGTTCTCTTGAAAATATTGAGAACAAGTTAACTGAATTGACCAATGTTCTAGAGGGTTCGAGGGTCCGAACTCCTCCCGTGCACGTGGCCGTAGGATCGCAAGCTGGTCTACCTTCCTACGCAGAAGTCACGAACACGGCACAAGACCCTTTCCTCCCACGTGCTATACAACAGGCAGAGATCGCTATGTATGCACTGGGAGGTGCTGGCATGGGCATCGGAGATGCTATGTCAAAGAGGGCTGACAGAAAACTAGCCCGTGAACGGATGGCTAACATGTCTGACATACAAGGCATGAAGGGTGAACAGGCTATTAAGCAGATCAAAACCCAAGGAGCCATAAATGGCATTCTCCAGAATCGCCAGTTCAGCAACCAACTACGGATGGCCGGCGTTAACGGAGAACAACGTCTGGGACTTGCCAAGTATAATAAGACTGGTGTTGACCCGACTGAGCCAAAGACAAAGGATGCTCAAACCCAGAAGGTCACAACACGTGATCAAGCAACGGGACGATCATCCAAAGATACCAAAGGAAAGCCGAAAGGAACTTCGGCCACTGCAACCGGCAGTGATGAATCCATTGATACTGCATCTACCTCTACTGAGGCAGCTCCTCGTGAGTATGCAGTTAACGAGGGAGCATCTACATCAGGAGTTGTGCCATCACAACTCAAAATTGCTCCCACAGACCCTGGTCTACCCCAGGTTCTGACCCCTGTGAGTCACGCATAATGGCTCACTCATGTTTGTAGCATTAAGTTCCATAATTAACTATTAACATTCCCATTTGTCTGCGCCCCGCAAATAAATTTAAGATGTATGTGGGGGCGCGAGACTCTTACTCTATATAACCAATATATAATCCC